TTATTCGCCCTCTGTATCCTCTTCTGTATCTTTATCTCTTAACTGTATTAATACATCTTTCAGCTTGTCCGGAATTGGTACGAATACTGCTGCATTTTCCAATAAACTCAATGCCTCATTGCAAATATAGAACATGATTACAACTTCTCTTAACGGGATTGTATTCCCGATTAATTCTTGGATGGAAAAAGACACGGCAATTACAATAAACATTACAATCTTTTTCAACAATCCTTTGAATCCCGTTTCCGATGACAGCTTTTTCGTATAAATACCTTTGATCACTCCTGTTATGTAATCTACCACTGCCAGGAAGACGATTGTATTTAAAAGCACGTCCCATCCACCAAGCCAGTACGAGAGGACACCTCCGATCAGGCCGAACATTACGCTGATCCAATTAAAAATTTTATCCATTTTCTTCATATACCTCACTCTTTCTTAATTTTTTGTATAAAAATAAGACCTTACGGTCTCGCTCTGATTTCCATATAATCACCTCTAGCAAAAGCAGCCACATTTGTGACTGCTTTTGTTATATACATGTTTCTTCTAGCTTATCTAACATAGTGCTGATTTTATACAAAACTTCTTCTTTCTCATTATTTTTACACTTAATATACATATCAGATAATGTTTTGTAAATTTCAGTAAATGTGATCGCTGGTTCTTTTTCATCCAGCTTATAGTACTTCAATGCGTTTTTTAAACATCCTTTTGTTGCTAATTCTTCATCACCTGTTTCTATATATCTATGGCAACTATTGCATAATGTCACTAAATTACTTGGACTATGATTTCCTCCATTCACTCTTTTTCTTATATGATGAATATGTAAATCAGTCCTTTTTTGACATATTTGACATTCATTATTATCACGTTGAAGTACTGACTCCCTTGTGTTTTCTGGAATATCCGATAGATTCCATACATTCAATTCTTTACCGAATATTTCATCCCCTTCTTGTAAAGGTGTAATATATTTTTTTACTTTTAAGTTTACAATATCCTCAATGACCGACTTCGCAACTAGCGTTTTATTCAAATTCTCATTTAAATCTTCATTTAGTTCATCTAATCTGGCTTTATATTTATAATTTTTCTGACAATCATCACAACAGAATATCTCCTTAAGTCTTGTTTTTCTAGAAAAATTTTTTCCACAATATAAGCATGTATATTCATAGACTCTGTTTTTCGATCTTTCATAGTTAACTTTTCGTTGACATTTTTTACCACAATATTTCTGATCTTTTCTTGATGGAATATATCTTTCTCCACAACACTCACAAGTTTTTTCTTCTTGTTTCTTCTTTTTCATTGGCGTTCTCTCCTTCCACCGACATTATACAGCAGAAGGAGAAGTTTTCCAAGAAGTATTCATTTCTTGGAAACTACCTCGCATATAATCTCATAATACTTCCTTGGTACAGATTTTATCCCCAGTAAGTAATAATAAAATTTATTCTAATCGGCACTGAACCAATATTGGTATTAAATACTGCATGCCAAGCTCTATTCTGATAAGTACATCCTTCTACATGCACACTGGTAGCGGCTCCATCACCATTGCTCACCATCACTGCTGTATTTCCATTTGAGCTATTACTAACACCCAACAAACTATTAATTTCTGAATCGCTAAACAATTGTCTTGACGTTCCAGTCTTGCCAGCGGTTAACACTTTTGTTCCTGCAGTCATCCTGTGTACATTTCCTGGGAAAAAGTTAACTAAACTGCTCATACCTCGGTTGTTTATCCATGTATCTTTATCATCAACTACTAAGGACGGTACAGATGCTGATCCGCCCTCGTGTGATGCCTTCGTTGAAATTCTAGTAGATGAATTCCTAAGATATGTTTCTGCTCCATCTACACCTATTTCCAGATTACCTATAAATACTTTTGCACAATCGACACCCTCTCCCAATCGAATTTCATCACCTTTAAAAATCGCAAGTTCTTCCGAACCTCTACGCACCTGTACGCTAGTTCCATCAACGTAAACATTGAATCCAGCAGCATTTCCAATAGTAGCGGTTGGAGCATATACCGGTTCTGATGCTACTCTCCAGTTTGCTCCGTCATACGTGAAGGCTACGGTTGCTCCGTCGGTCCAATATACATCCCGGACACCTTGGATATACATTGCTTTTGTACCTGTACCAGCAATATTAAGTGTTGGACTGGATGCGGTATTTGCATAAGTAAATTTAACAGCTACTGTTGCTCCGGCTTTGAGAGATAACGTTCCAGCCGCCAAACTTGCAACTTTCGCTACAGTTCCGGCTGCGGTATCGCATGTCGCATAGAGCATTTGTCCATCTTTACCTGCATCCCCTGTCTGCCCTTGAGGTCCAGTTGGTCCCTGTGGTCCTTGAGGTCCTGTATCACCTTTTGCTCCCTGTGGTCCTTGAGGACCTGTTGGTCCAGTCGCACCCGTGTCTCCTTTAGGGCCAGTTGCTCCGGTATCTCCTTTAGAACCAGTGTCACCCTTAATCTTTGCCCATGTGTATGAACCTACACTGCTGGGATCACCCACGTTGTAATCAGTACAGATACCGATATATGTTCCCGGTACTTCACCTGAATTACTTGTGAATGTCTTACCACCATCATTGGAGTATTTAATGTGCAAGTATGATGTTTTTCCATCTGCACCATTGGTTCCTGGGATTCCCTGTGTTCCCTGTTCACCTTGTAAGCCTTTGAATCTGTACCAGGTATATTTGCTTGGATCTGTCGAATCCGGCTCTGTATAGTCCACATAGGTTCCGATATAGGTATTCGGTATTTCTGACATCTGTGATGAGGTTGGATTCTCTACTGGGGAATATTTTATATGGAAATAACTGGTCTTCCCGTTTGTTCCATCTTTACCCGCCGGTCCTTGGGGACCTGTTGCTCCGGTAGCTCCGGTCTCTCCTGTTGGACCGGGGATACCCTGTTCTCCCTGTGGACCTTGTAAGCCCTGTAAGCCTTGAGGACCTTGTTCACCTTGTGGTCCCTGGGGACCTTGAAATTTACTCCACCGATACTTTGTCGGATCTTCAGAATCAGCTTTTTCAAAATCTGCATACTGTCCCATATATGTTTTCCCGACAGTATCTGTTGTCGAAAATCCAGTTTTTCCATCCGCACTGGTCGCATAAGCAAAATGCACATAACTCGTCTCGCCGTTCTCTCCATTTTTCCCTGGAATTCCATCTGCACCATCTTCGCCGTTGTCGCCTTGGAATTTTCCCCACGTATATTTCGATGGATCTGTACTGTCATCCAGTTCATAATCTGCATAAGTTCCAATATATTTGTTTGGTGTTTCCGTCATGTCACTGTATGATGTCGGGTTCGGTACCGCCGAATATTTCATATGGAAATATGTTGTTTTACCATCTTTACCCTCTGTTCCCGGAATGCCCTGCTCACCTTTTATCTTTACCCATGTGTACTGCGTCGGATCGGAAAGATCAGCTTCTTTCGCAAGCCGGTTCGTAGCGATTCCGAGATAATCTTTTCCGTAAGCATTGGCCGAAATTCCCGTTCCATTTTCATCATCTGCAAAGGCTGTCCATGTATAAAAATTACGATTCTTAGCGATCTTCTCAAATCGCTCTGCCAACTCCATAACTTTTGCATCAATACCGCTTCCCTGTCTTACATAATCCCCTAGCTCTGCTTCTTTTGTATCGTTCGATTCTGACATCTCTAATTTCAACAGTCTTGCAGTAAGATATATATTATCGTCATCATCAACAATGGATACCGTGTCACCTACCTTCACCCCATCTGGAAGATATAACAACTCTACCTCATAGGTAACAGCTTCATCACAGATCTTCTTAAGACTGGATACGGCTCGATTGCACAATTCAGATTTCGATGTCGTATCGTATGTAAAGGATTTTACGATATGCCCAACATCATTCTTATTCTTTTCTGTCTTAATCTGATACCGGCTCCACTTTTCCAGTGCTTTCCGGGATTTCACATAGGATCCTTCTACATAAAAATCTCCATCATCGTACTTATAACCATTTAATGTAATCGGATTTTCTGATCCTTCCGGTGTTCCGCCGGTACAGCGGTATGCTGTTGCAAGATCTGCGATAGAACTCTTGATTCGAAATCCACTAACCTCTTTGCCAATGGTCAAAGTTACACCTGAATCATTTCCCCTCTTCTTATACACATTGATGTATTTTCCAGTCACAGCCATATTCTCGACTTTGAAGCCAAATCCAATCTCAGCGTTGTCAAACTGTGTAGCTACACTCAGTAATCTCTTTGTCGCTGTGTCTTCACCATCCCAGGACAACTTTCTTGTAAGATTACTTACCTCATTGATTCCGATTTCAAATCCAGAATCATATGCAAATTTATTAATGTAATAGGCAATGTTATAAGCTTTATCTGCAGCATATTTTCCGACCACCTCATTTAACAGATCCAGTCCCGCATCTTCAGCATAGATTGATGCATCCCTTTGAATCGGATCTATCGTCGAATCAATAATCGTATATACTTCCACTTCACTGCTGTCTGCACCCTGTTTTAGGATGAAATTTCCGACTGCAGCAAGCTTCTTCACATCAACTTCCTGTTCTTCGTCCTCATCCGGATTTACAAAATTGTAATCCAAATTGCATTCAAAGATTGCCACACCTTCGGATATTTCTTCTGTCTTTTTATCATTTGTAATCATTAGTCCCTTCGGCAGTCCGGTAGATGCTGATCCAAGAATGTTCATTGCCCTGTCAGCAAAATATATGATCACAAGAACACCTCCCTGTACTTCATTTTAAACGTCGGATTCTTCGCCCAGCTGGAGCACAAGCATTGAACCTGATTAACTCCCGGCTTCAAGCAAAATGTTTCCCAGTCATTTCCAAGAGCTCCCAGATCCGGCTTTGGCAGACCATTCATCCGAATTGATCCATCTGAACAATTTGCAATCAAACTGCAGTCCTGCACAAATTTATTCGGTACATCTTTCCATTTTTCTACATGTAACTTCTGAAAATAAAAAGCATTGATCCCGTTGTATGTAAGATACTTATTCCCTGATCTTGTTCCTCTCTGCTTAATCGCAATCTGAATCTTGGCACATTTCATATCTGCTATTTCCGGAATACTAAAGCTCGGATAACTGCCATTATAGAAAAATGTAAGTTTACTGCCTTCTTTTCTAAGATCACAATGTCCCCAGTTCCAGTACCACGGATTCTGCTTCCGCAGATGACTTGTCATATAAGTGTACGTTTTCAGCACACGTCCCGCCTGCTGATCGGTACTCTTCTTGTTCGGATTGTAGCAGACTAGATCATAATGTCCTGTATTTCCGCTCATATCCGATTTATACCAGTTCACACCGGCAATAAGCTTATCGTCTGCTGTCAGGTAGTTAATACACATTTCTCCGGTCTGTCCCATCAATCCGGCATAAAACAGGATATGGAAATAAGAATAAAAGTTCTGACACCCTTCCTGATCACCGGTTGAGTCCGCCGGAAGAATGATGGTTCTGAGTCCACCGTTTGCGCGGCCAACCTGTTGCCCTGCAGACTTCAAAGAGAGGAACTTGGTATTAAACCATGTTGATGTTCCGAGGGATCCTTTTGCTCCGTAGAAAGGATGCATAAAATCCGTTCCAGATGTATCATCCGGTGCATTGAAAAAGTCCTGAAGCGTAGCCAATGTCTCATTTTCTTTGTACGTCTCCCCATCTTCCTCTTCGATGTTTCCGAACTGTAAAATATGTTTATCCTGATCAACGAATCCGACAAATCCATTCTCTCCATTTTCCATTACCGCTTCAAATGTTGGGTATGCTTTATAAGTTCCCTTGTAATCAACAACAAATGTTGTTCCATCATCTGCAGTCGGTATAACCTCGTACTCTTCTACGGAATACTTAAACGGATCTGCGCAATAGAACTCAATTTCTGCAGTGATCGCATTTCTGCCATGCGGCACATCACCGGCGCTTACCTTTGTTCCGACATAATACTTATCCGGTTCGTCCAAGAAGATCAGCTTCGCTTCTGCCACATCAAGTAATGAATTCAATTTGTTATAAGCATTCCGGAATTCCGCATTACTCTTAGCGATCAGCTGATACCCGACAGTGATCGTTCTCGGCTTATACCGTTTTCTTCGATATCTGGATCCATCCATAATCTCCGTATCCAAATCTGTAATTTCTGTTTCGATCATCTCCCGGCCGGACACATATAGTGTCCGATATCCGGGGATTACATTTTCAAAATAGACTCCGTTAAAATTAAGAGCCTCGGAAGGCAGTATCTGCTCTTCCTGTCTCTCTGTAGTGTCCACAAATTTATACATATCTGCCCTCCTTATCTCATGCCTTTCTTCCTGAGATCTCTTTTCTGCTGCTGTTCAATTTCTTCTTTGGTGTATTTCGCTGTTGCCTTCGCCACCTGCCTGCCGTCTACTTCAACAGGGACGTAAATGGTATAAGTTTCGTTTCTGGTGTAGTCATAATCATCATTCAGATCTTCGATGCCGATTCTTAATCCAGCTCCAATTTCCGGAACAGGAACTAAATCCGGAATGTCTACCAGTTTCCATGCTGCCTTTTTCGCATCTGTGACCCTATCAGAAATTCCATTTACCCATCCTTCACCGAAATAGCCGCCCAGTTTATGAGTAACCTTGGACGGACTTCCAATCTTAGCTTTTGCTACAATTGCCGCCTCTGCTGCAGCTGCCAACTGCGCTGCGACAGATCTTACACGTCCGACCTGACTTGCCATACCATTCGCAAGACCAGCGCCTATATACACACCACAGCTGTATGAACCGGATCCGGCTGATCGCATTGCTGACACTGTGGATGTAGACATAGATCTTGCTGTGGATATTGCTCTGTTCATTCCACTACGAACCCCGTTGTTGAAGTTGTTTCCAACAGCATTCCCGGAGCTCCTTGCTTTTCCTTCTGCGTTTGAAAATTGTTTTACCAGCGTATTAACTGCTGACTTCGCTCTGCTTCCCAACGCATCCAGTCCGGAATTTACCACATTTACACTGGCACGCATACCTGTGAGCGAGCTTTGAGCACTTTTGGCATTGCCGGCAATTGATTTCATACTTGAATTAACAGACTTTAATGCTACCACCATTGCAAGGGTGCCAACTGCGCCGCCTGCCATAGCAGCTCCAAATGCTACCACTACAACAGCCGATGCTCCCATTCCGGCCGCAAGACCTAATGATAATGCTGTTAAGGCTGTCAGTGCTCCTACTGTTGCTAAAGCTCCGGATGATACGGCAGGGAATGCAGCTCCCATCAACAGAAGTCCTGCCCCAGCTACCGTGAGACCGGCGCCAAGGGCCAGTGTTCCCGCTGCCAGAAGCAACACACCCGCTGTCGCTATCAGGACAGCTGCGCCAACCACCGTAAGTCCGGCACCTACCACTACAAGTCCGGCACCAAGAACAATGCATCCCGCTCCGGCTACTGCAGCCCCAGCGCCAAATACAATCATGCCTGCTCCGAGGGTTGCGATGCAAGCCGCTCCCTGAATTCCATATTGCACAATGGTCGGAAGCACACCTGCTACTATGGCAAGCCCAACACTTGCCAGCAGTGCTCCGGTTGAAACCAGTAAGATAGCTACACCAAAGGCAATGAGACCTACTGCTCCGGCTGTCAATGCCGGTCCAAGTGCTGCTGCGCCAAGGGCAAGTCCGGCAATTGCCGCAACCATACCAACCATACAGCCTATAGCAAGCGGTCCCGCATTCGCTAGATTAACAGCCGCCAGTGATAATATAGCAATCCCCGCTGCCGCAATCAGGACAGCTGCACCAAAGGCAATGAATCCGGTTGCTCCGGCCGTCATAGCCGACGCCACATTTTTGGCAACAACCATTAAACCTGCCACTGCAACCGTCATGCCGATCAGTACTCCTGCTGCCAGTGGTCCGGCTTGTGCGATTTGCACGGCTGAATATGCCAAAAGGGAAAATCCTGCCGCTATCAATGCTACTCCCGCTCCGATCGCTACAAATGCTTTTACTGATTCTACGATAGTTCCTGATGATTCTTTACTTGCAGCGCCTACCGCTTTTTCACCCGCTGCTACGCCAAATAACTTACCTGCCAGTGTCGCTATTCCTTTTCCTGTCATGCTTACAATTGCGCCCGCAAAAGTTTTGACACCAGGGGCAACTGCACTGACTATTTTAAAGCCTTTAAAAGCAACATATAATTTCGGTAACAGTGTAATCGCTTTTGCCACTTCTTTATCATGATCTTTTAAAAAATCTGCAAATGTGGTCAATGCACCTGTTGCAGTTCCCATGCTTTCAGAGAAATTATCCACACTTTCCTTTTTTCCAAATGCTCCGGTAAGTTCCTGTACTTCGTCAATAATCGCACCAGCTGCCTCTCCAAAGGCTGTCCCTACCTCTTTTGCATCTGTTTTCAGCACGTTCCAGTATGGAGATATAAGTTCGATTGCTTTTGGAATTCCAACGGACAATTTGTCAAATCCAGTATCCACCTTGCTTGTCATGCCATTGATTGCATCAATCACTTTAGGCTTTGCAAACGTATCATAAAGATTCATCATTCCGCTTACTGCAGATGCCTCCAAATTACCCATAGCACCTTCAAATGTGGTTACAGATGTAGCCGCTTCTTTTGCCATGTCCGTCATACCGATGTTATTGATAGCCTGTCCGAGCATATCTGCAGTAATTGCTCCCTCTTCCATCGCTCCCTTGAAGTCTTTGCCGAGCTTTGGATTCAGTTTGATCAATTCTTTTCGTAAGCCTCCAGCAAGCTGCGGACTGGCATTAATGATCTGGTTCCAATCCTGAGCATGTAAAGCTCCTGCTGCCATTGCCTGTGAAAACGCAAGTGCTACCGAGGAATATTCCTTTGCACCTCCACCAAATACAGCAACTGCATTACCGACTGCTTCCGTCAACTTGTCTGCGTCTTTGATTCCATTTGCCGAAAGTGAGCCGAATGTACTCATAACATCCTGCAGGGAGAATACTGTTTTATCCGCATATGTTTTTAATGTACCTGTTGCTCCGGCTATTCTTTGTATCTCCGCTTCGGAATACCCGGAAAATCTCATAGCTGCCTGCAACTTATACATGGAATCCGATGTTTCTATAGTTTCTTTCGACAAATCACTGACTGAATTTGTCACCAGCGACATCGCCTTTCCACCGATTGCAGCCATTGCACCGAATCCAAGACCACCGGTGAGAGTGGTTTTCAGATTATTTGCATATCCCTGGCATGATTTCATAATGGATGAAAAGTTTTTGTCCTGCGCTGATAATATTGCTTTTACACTATACGACTCTGCCATCCTCTCACTCCTCTCTATCCAGCAGTTTGGTTATTCCAGCAAATCTGGATGGTTTCCTTCGATTCTTCATTTTTTTCAATTCTTTATCAAAATCAAAGAATTGCCGGAATCTCTTGTAAACTGGTTTGGTCTTGCCTTTACCGGCTTTCTTTTCTGCCTTTACCGCAAAATTCAAAAATGCCTGACGATGTTCATGTAAACTCTCGTCAAGCATCCGAAGCTCCAAAGCCTCCATCATAAGTTCATATTCCGCCAATGTCAGCTGATCCACCTGTTTAAATGACGTGAAGCCAAAATACCGGAAACAATTCCTTGCTACGGTCTTATATAGGTCTTCTTCTACAGCTCCTGAGCCTTCTTCTTCGCCATCTGTTCTTCGTACTCTTTCAAGATTTCTTTCACTGCTTTCTTGGTAGCATTTGCTTTCGATAAAAAATCTTTTGTTTTCTCCATGAGTTCATCGATGTCTACCTCTTCCGAATCAATGTAAGAATCTAACATTGCCTTTGTTACTCTTGGATTCTCTCCCTTATTTGCCAAATCTAACAGATCTACCAGCGCGTTCGGTTCCTGGTCAACCACAACACTAGCGATCAGATACCTTGCTCCTATTTCTTTTGTGGTTCCCGGCATTCCCTGAACCGGAACTACGGTAAGCTTATTTGCTTCTCTTAAGAATCCCATCCCGAATTTAAACTGATATACTGTTCCGTTGATTGTAAGTTCCATCATATTGTTTTATCTCCCTTCTGTGCGATGTCGCACATCAAAAAAGAGGACGAATCTTCTCGTCCTCTTAAGCTCCTGTCTTCTGAGTGTCTGCAAATACATACGCTGCTACTTCCTGCTGTTCTGCAGTAACCGTTGCATAGCCATCTACGCCTTTTCCTTCCAGTCCAAATGTCAGCGATAACTCAACATTATCCTCTGCATTGGATGTCTTATCAATTTCCGTAAGATATCCCTGGAAGTATTTTGCTTTAAACTTATTGCTCGAACTTGCCTGTGGCTCTGCCAGATTTACTTCCCAGATTTCCATCTTTTCATCATCATCAAGTGCTGCTTCAAGTTCATCAATGAATTTATCTCCTTTTTTCAATAAACTGGATGCCGTGATTTCTCCTTCTGCAGTCCCAGGTGTACGTACTGCACCATCCTTGGTTGCCGTAGAATCTGCATCTTTTGATTTTGTACGTTCGTTCTCTGTCGTAAACGCAAGTGCTGTTGCGTCATGATCTTTCTCTGTACTCAGGATACGGTACAGATACACGATCTTTTTACCCGCAATTGCTTCTGCAAATAACTGCAGCCCAAATAACTTTCTGTTCTTCACTATTGTCATCTCCTAACTAAATTTATAGCCCACTTCTAAAATTCCCATAAGAAGCGGCTGTTTCGTTGTATTATCCGGCCGGATCCTTTGTGTCGGTCTCTGCATATTCCAGGCATAGTGCGCTGTATGTTCGATAGACCTGCAGATGTTTTTGATATCTGCTAAGATACCAGATACCGTTCCTCTCTGCCGTATATTATCATGCCAGACTTTCAACGTTAGATTAGTCTCGCCGATAATCTCGTTTTTTGTAGCCTGATCACTCTCGGAGCAATCTGCCAGGTAAACAAAAGGATACGGCGTGTCCTCAGGCGGTAAATCCGTGTCATACACACCAACTCCCGTATCCATATATTTTTCTTTCAATGCCATCAAAACGGCGCTGAACAATTCCTGCTGTGGATCCATCTTATCACCTCACAAGCTCCTTCATATCTGCCTTGAATTTTTCCTTCTGTTCTTCAAATGCCGGACGTATATGTGGCTTCCCTTTCATGAATCTTGTTCCATATTCCTGATAAGCTGCATATTCCGCTGTTGATTCAACCTCTGCAGTCATGCCACCATCTGTAATTTCCAAAAAAATTACATCATGCAAGTGTCCGCTATCTATCGGTGCCTCTTTTTGAGCTTTTTTCTGCATCGCTGATCCATTTTTCTTTACTGCACTCTTAACAGCAGACAGATCCATGTTCTTAGTCAGTTTAGCTTCCAACTTTTCAAAGCCTATCAGCTTTACTCCCATCACACCACCTCCGACACAACATATACCTGCTTCGTCCGGAGCTTCCTGCTGAAATCTACACCGTATGTTTTATTCCCTACGCGAATCCTGTCAAATAGCCGGTCGTAATGATTCTGCAGATGAATGGTAAGGCTGCCTTCCTTAATTTCGGAATAGACAAGCATCATCGTATTCGTACCAGTATCCATGACTGATGCAGACTTCATATCTTCCGATATCGCATCTTCTCCATAATTACCGGTAGCCGGATCATACTCTCCAGGGGTGAGTTTCTGGAAGCATATTGGTGTGTCATATCTCATAGGAATCTCACCTTACCTTTCTTTGATTCTTTCTGATCATCCAGATATGCCCGGATGTCATCCATATATCCCGCAAAATCATTCTCCGACCAAGAAAGACTTTCCCCCTCAACACTGTGAGAGGAAAGTCCTTCCGAACCGATTCTGTTGAACCGTATGATTGACACATCCAGGATGATATAATTCATCTCTTCCGGAGGCTCCAATCCCCCGAGAAGGAAACGCAGCCTTTGTTTGGTAGCCTTTAAAATTAACAGCAATTTATTTTCTAATTCCTCGTCAATTTCTTCCGGCAATCCCAATAAGACCATCAGATCTTCAATCATACGCTCCTCCTACTCTGCCAGCTCTTTGTTTTCCGGCATCTTACTCTCTGCTTTCTTCTTACCGGCTTTTGATGTTTTTTCTGCAGTATCTGTGCCGGCTGTATTGTCTGGATCTTCTTCCACAAGTTCGATCAGCGGAGTGTGCTGTTTGTTGTTACTGCCGGCCAGCTCCTCGATTCTTTCTTTGCTGACATCTACTCCTTCACGAGGGAATATATCACCCTCGTTATAGGAATGATCGTTGTCATGAAGATCGATAAAATGTTTGATTACCTTATACATGCTTCCTTACCTCCTATGCTCCCGGATTGACCGTTACAGCCACATCACCGGAACGAACAGCTTTGTAGTTCTGATCACATTCAACCAGTGTGATATGGTGCCCTGCTGTCGAAGCAATCTCTGATTCACCGTCCCACTTAGACCAATTCTTAACATCCATACCGTAAGTTACTGAAGTTGCAGCTGCAGCATCTTTGTACTTCCAGCAGTTTCTCATTGACATCAGCTGCTCTTTCACTGTCAGCTTCGTGGTTCCTGCTTCTGATCCAGCCTCTGACGTTACGTTTAACGTTCCTAATGTCTGAGTATCAGCTTCTCCTACAGAGATGTAAGCAATTGCATCCAGATACTCGCAGAACAGACGTAAGCCCATGATTGCGTAGTTATCCGAAATCATACGGTTGTATGTTCCTTCTGAGTGGAATCCGATAAACCCTGTCTCTGAATCCGTTGTGAATCCAAGTCCAGCTTTGGCAAACTCTGAATCTCCCGGATCAACATAATATGCAATCATATTGTTGAGCGGTGTTGCAATTACAACATTCTGCGGGATCTCAGAAGTAACAAATACCACATCCGCTCCAAGGAAATTTGTCAGATACTTAAAGCCGAATGCTGTCTGCAGTGTAATATCTGCTGCACCGAGATACTTGTACACATCCAGAGTATTTACCCAAACAGCTACTCCGGTTGCCGTTCTCTTCATCTTCTGGAACTTAGCCACAACCTTTCCGATTGCCATTGCAACAGCCATCTGCCAAGTTGTTTCGTGTCCTGTAAGAGATCCGGCTTTTAACTGTGTGTAGAATTTATCAGTCACTACATTCTGCAGATCGGACTTGAACTCATCATCCGTATCCTGTACTGCCGCCTCATAACCTTTGTCCAAAATGGCTTCAAGAGATACGCCTTTACGATATTTTTCAATCTTGATCGTATCAAAAGGCTTTTCTTCTACTGTGTATCTGGACATCGGGATTTCTTCGCCTTCTCCAACATCTCCTGACTGCAGTTCACCTTTTACCGTTTTGGTCTTTAATACCGAATTGTTTTCCTTCCTGATCATTCTGGTGATTCCCAGAATATCTAACAGTGCCTTCAGGTTCTTACCAAAGGATGTGACAAAGTCAATCTCTCTGGCTTTTACCTGGACCTGCACTTCTCCTGTCAGGTTATCCGGTGCTGCAAATACCTGCAGACCTAATCTTCTAATATCATGCATGTTTCATACTTCCTTTCTTACTTACTGAAATAATGTGATGTTCTCAGCGATCAGCTTCTGTCTTTCTGACGGATTCTTCACTGCTAAGATCTGTTCTTTTGTCATTGGTGGTTTATCTCCACCGATACCGGCTTTTGGAGGTTTTCCCTTTAAGGCATCTTTCACTGCTTTCTGGACCGCTTCTTTATACATAGTGGAAAAGGCTTCTACTGCTGCCTTAGTTCCATCTGCATCTTCTGCCACAAGGTTCATAACCAGCTCGTCCGGAATAGTGATATCCTCATCCGCCAGCATCTTACGAGCTTCTTTCGCCATGTCTGATCTGGCGTTCTGGCGCTTCATTTCTTCCAAAGCATCCTCTGCTTTCTTCGCCCGGTAGTTCGCCTTTTCTTCATTGGTCATCTGAGCGAGCTTTTCAGCCTCTGACACTTTATCGTCTGTCAGCGTCTTCCATTTGGTCTGTGCATTTGTCACAGCCGTATCGATAGCTTTCTGGACGCGCCGGTCGAACTCAGACTGATTGCCTTCCAACTTCAGGAAATCATCAAATGACATTGTTGTGTTGCTGTTACTTCCAGGATCTCCTCCAGTTCCAGCACCGTCTCCTTCTCCGGATCCACCGCCGTCTCCTCCAGGCTCTGTAAATAACTGCAGGTTACTCATTGGAATTCTCCAGTGATTATTCATGTGTTTCATCTTATCTATCCTTTCCGCCCCGCCCTATTCATTTAAGCCCAGGTCGTTGCATCTTGAATGTGTAGTTTAACGACATCCCGGTCACATTAAGTTACATGATCCGGACATACTCCGGAAACTCCTCGGCAATCGTACAGATGCCAATGAAAAAGGAATCCACCAGAGTTTTCGACTTCTCTGATAGATTCCCATACTTTATATCCACCCTTCCGGGAGATATCTCATATTCAATTTTATCGTCTGTCAGGTCCTTTATGGACTTGATCAGTGTCAGTGCAAGCGCTGTTACACCGGCGCACACGATATCTGATCCGGAAACAGCATAATTTGCATGCCCGGATATCTTTATTTCATCCTTACGGACAGTTACTTCAATCAAGGCATCCCACCTCCTGAAATGTGGCAAAGATTTTCGATGATTGAATTGCTAACCAATCCACCATTTCTTCATTTTGCGCCCAAGCGGATATCATATTCGAGTTTGCAGATAAGCCGCTCTCTTCCAAATATGCATGTATAATTTCATGTCTCAGCACACGGTTCATATGTCGTTTTCTTCCTTCATTCGTAAAATCTTTATCCTTGTTTTTCAAAATATAAATTTCTCTATTACATCGATTAAACAAACCATCTGCATATTCTCCCACGCCTTTCAATCGCTCCGGATACTCGTCTACAAAACGAATATCGTAACATGTCCCCATAATACTAACATTCATATCTTGCAATCCTGTCACCTCCTTGTGCTAAAATGAGTATAAAAATACCACCAATCATTATGATCAGTGGCTTTTCTAAATAAACGGTATCATATCTTTTACATCTTTCAATGTTTTCTTGGCTTTCTCAATCAATGAATTTTCAAATAAATACTCTATTCCCTTTGGAGTGATAATAGCTTCTTGCAAATCACCAAAAATTACTCCGTCTTTTGTGGGATCAACCCTAATCCCTTTAATATACTCTTCGTTAATCAAGCTTAAAAGAATGTATATCCAATAATTTTCCGGGATATTGTACGTCGATGCAACTAAATACTCAGCTTCTGGTTTTTCGCCTTTTTTCAGGCAATCATAAAGGTACTTTAAAACTCGGTATACAATCACAAAATAATCATTTTGAGCCATTTATCTCACTTCCTTACTCTTGAAGTAATTTACACTTATTCTACAAACTCTGGCAATTCTTTTTTCAGCTTTAATGATTTTTTAATATCTCTCACATATGCTTTATATGAGCCTTCTCCGTATTCCAGCTCCATATATCCATCAGGAGTACGACCGAACATTTTGTAGTAATCGTCATATAGCTTTTCCAACTCTTGTGTCATTTTTCCATACCACATTACTTCATATCCATTCTACTCATTTTAACTAGTGACACTTATTTCTGATATAAATATCCGTTTTCATACAGATAATCATTTTCTTCTACAGTTAAAACCGAGAATGGATTTACCCAAGTATCGTCTTCTTCTATCGGTCCATCATATTTATACTCTGATGGAATGAATCCCAGTTTTTTGCATATTCTTTCATATTCTTTATCAACTGCCATATCAAAGCACCTCCAAAGATATTCCAGCATCGCTACTTTTGAATTGGTTCAATTCCTGGCAGGCAGCCGTGATTCACTATATAATTCATTTCTTCATTAGTCAATACTTTAAAGGGGCTTTCCCATGAATCATCCTCTGTATTGAACTCCGGAATTGCAATATCTTTAGGTTCACAACCCAATTTATCGCATATTCTTTTATACACTTCATCCATGCTACCACACCTCCAAATACACTCCTGCTTGTTCTAGCCATGTTCTTACTTCTTTATCATACCCTTGCGTTTCCATCCGGTCAAGGGCAAATCCAGCGTTCACAGAATTGAATTTATTCTTATCTACCCAATATTTGTACACCTTACCGTCATGACAAGCTACCAGTCCAAAATTGTACCCTCGTTTCACACAAGTCATCAAATCTGCAAGACTCGGAGCGCTACTGCCTGGATGATTATGTATTGCGATAATCGTTCCTGACTCTGACTCTTCCAGCAACTGCTTCATCGGCTTATTCATCTTCGCCTTGCTCTCTACATTATAGTCTTTGTTCACTGCATATTTCCCATTGACTACATTGATAAATGCCAAATCTTCAAACTTTGTACCAGATCTATGACTTAGCATATCCTTGGAAATGTTCCATGCTCTACGATTCACCTTTGAATTGCCGGATACCTGATTGAATTTCTTTCGGTACTCCGAAGACGTAAGAAGTGATTTCTTCACAACTGTATCAGCATATTTATATTTCTTTTTACTTTCTTCGCTTTCCCTTGAAGCCTTCCAATCTTCGAAATTCAATCCATGTTCCTGATAGCTGTTTATCCACTCCTCATAAGCCTCATTATCCATATATGCGGCTGTGCTGCAATGACAGTTCGGATGCATTGGTGGAGCATTCTCTCCCGGCATCATATCATCTACCTTGAAATGCTTATCGTCCAGTCCTTTGCAAATCGGACATACATCGCCTTTTGTGCATGCAACATACACATACTCGTCAAAGCCATTCCGGATAAAAGACTGCTTCTGAGCCTCTGTCTGCACTCTTGCAAGCTCTGTTACCATGAGTCGTTCAGCATTATAAGCACTGACACCGAATCTCTTCTCCAAATGCTTTGCAAGTTTCTTCGGATTCTGTTCTCTGATCAGTCCTGATGCGAGTAATCCTTCCAGCTCTGCTTTGAGCATTCCCTGATACATCCAAATACGATCCGAATATGTCGCATTCTTAAACGATGCATTCACAATTGCATGAGCGTATTTTTCATTCTTAAGAACGGACTTGCCAAGAATACCGGCTTGTCTCTGGAACTCTTTCAGTGTTCTGTCGGTCAGCTTCTTATCGAAATATTTCTGCATCTCATCAAATCCTGATACCATCTCAAGACCGATATTTGCCTTCAGGAGTTCCAACCGGTTCACCTTCATGGTCAGATTATAGATCCTCATCTCTTCATTTGCCCGATTGGAAAAATCTTTTGTTTCAACATATTTCTTTGCTTTCCGTTCATATGCTGCAATATCCAGCTTACTTACTCTCTTCTTTGCCTCAGCCATTGTGATGCCTTCTTTAGCAGCATATTTAGTATAGAATCCGTTGATCTCTTTATTGATCTCGTCCATCATATTGGCATAGATCTCTTTAATCTTACGATTATACTCAGCTTCTTCCTGAATATTATGTTTCTTTGCTTCCGTTTCCCGGTTCTTCCAGTACTCCTGGCTTGCCATCACCTGCACCTCCGAACATTTGTGTCATAACAGGATCTGTCTTGGCTTTTTCCTGTTCGCTCTCGATTTTTTTCATCTCATTCTGCACATTATCCACTACAGACAGTACACCAAGCTGTGTCTCTTGTGATACGATTCCATCCAAGTTGCCGGCAATCTGACTCTCTTCCAGTACATTCGATGGAATATTCGGTGTGAAATGATAATGCAGTTTCACCCAGTCATCTTCTTTCATTCCGGATACCGGATTGGAAAAGATCAGTTTATACCGTCGGTTCATTCCGGATGTAAACTTTCGTTCTTTTGTCTTGGCTAGATTGCTCATTCCCTGCAGCTTATACTTCATGGCAATGCCGGAGCTTGTACCAAAGTTCTCATCTGAGATATTCGCAACCATGCTGATCTGGAATATTAATTTCTCCAAGCGATCAATCAAGTTCTCCTGTGTGGTATCTCCGTTTGGTTTCTGCAGGAAATCAACTATAACAGCAGCTGCATCTCCATCCAGATTGATGATTCTGTTATCACGGATATGCTCTAAATCTTCATCCTCCAGCTTACTTCCAAGTACTTTCATGTAAGCATCCGCAAAATAGTCTACATCATTCGCTTTTTCACTGACCGCTTTGTTATATGCATCAATCATTGACATCGCCGGTTCAAAGATACATGTTCGCTCCTTGTTCTCCACATACTCTGTAGCTGGCACCCCGTCAAATCCATGTATCTTTTCTTCTTCCTCCCAAATAAGCTTTCCCTTCTGGGTAAACCACCGTACCTTGGTGTCATCTGATACGCTCCCATGCAGTACATCATTCGAATCTATGTACAGTCGAACGAAATACTGTTCTCTGCACAGCACCGAATCATCATAGATCATAAAAGCATCGAACGGTGTCAGATATGTAATCCCGATGTTCCCCAGCTCATCCACGTAATACATCTCGTATCCTTTTCCGTAAATGCAACAGATCTTCGACAGCTCCGCATTGTTATCGTCCTGATCATTGTACTGATCCAGGAGCTCCACATATTTTTTGATGTTGCCTGCAGCATCACCATCCACAGATATCTTAATTGGATTCCCGATAAAATATCCGTTAAATGTATCCACCATATATTTTGCAAAGTTCACAGCAATACGATTATCTGGTTTATAATCCGGCTTCGGCTTCTGGTGAAAAATCTGGTAGTCTGTTTCATACGCATCTTTCAGATGTTTGAACCGAAAGGCGCACTCTGCATTATGTTTTGCTATGAATTCATTCAGTTTGTTATCTGTCAGATCTTCCTCTGACGGTAATCGAAATAGCACTTTATAGTCCTCCTTTCAGGTTTCTATTTAAACGAGGTTTATCCCCAAAGATTGTATAGACGAAGTATCTTACTGCGTCCATTGCATGGTCATATTGTTTTATCGGCTTATCTTCCCCTCGTTCAGCGGCTTTTGCATCCCAAATGTAAGATGCAAACTCTTTGATCGTGTTTTGACAAACATTGGAAAAGATAATTTTAATCAAATTCAGCTTTGTGGACACCAGTCTGATACCATCTTCTACATCGTTCTTTGCTTTTATTACTCTAAATCCTCTTTTTCTCAGCTCGGCAATAAATGAAGCTGCTGCCGGATCGACGATAACAGCTTTGATCTCTGTTCCATCTAGCCAGCTTTCCAAATCGTTTGCATATTCTGCATCTGTCTTTTGCCTTCCTTTGTCTCGTCCAGAGTAATAGTATTCTCTAGTACAATACCAGACGCCATCTGTTCCTTTGTTCCACAGCAGGAAAACTGTGGCATTCTGTGTTCCATAATCGCTACTAACGTATCTATTGCTATTTATCAGCTTTGTTTGGAATTCATTCGGATCTTCCACATGTTTTTCGTTGTCGAACATGTCATAGATAACACCTTCTGCCATTGCCCACAAGCCGAGAATGTAACGTTTGTAGAATACCCCTCTGTATGTATTCCGGTATCTTTCTTTGATTTCATCGCTGAGGCTCAGGTTATCATCCATTACGAAATGTACGTATAGGATATTCTTGACCGATTCATCTTTCGCCCTTAACTCCGCTGCCCTTTCTTTTCCAATGTATCCAACAGCTCGGTCTATCCAATTGACCTTAAACCAGTGGTAAGGTCCGGAAGGGTTGCAGTTAAACCAGAACTTCGATCCATCTACCGAACATCGGCCGGTAGCCTGATTCACGAAACTTTCCGGCATAAGCGCCACTTCATCAAAGAAGACTCCTGCCAGTGTGATTCCCTGTATCAGATCCTGGGAGCTTTCGTCCCTTCCACCGAATATGTAGAAGTTATTAGTCGTTTTTCCTCTTGTGATCACTATCAGGTTGTCGGCTCTGTGGTCTACCACACCATAGCCTCTTGCCTTTAGCATGAGTTTTAGCCAAAACAGTACGTTCCTTCGAAATGATCCGATGGTTTTCCCGCACATGGCGAAATTCTGTCCATTGAACGTTTCCATCGCCCACATCACGTAGGATAGCGACATGCACACTGTCTTTCCCGATCGGATAGCTCCATCTGCTATAATCCCATCGTAATCTTTTACGGGCGACGTCGCACACCACCATGTCAGTACCTGTTTCTGCTTTTTTGAGAACGGTTTGAACTTGAATATCTGATTATATACTGTCTGCAGACGGCTTTTCTTCATAGCCTGGATCTTTTTCTTCAGATTTGTGATCTTTTCATACATCCTGATCACCCCAAACTTCTGAAGCTGTAGCGTTCATGGCATCCATGAATCCGTCGTCCTCTGTTTCATGCGATCCTCCATCCTGTTTCATGATCTGGAGTTCTAACTGCATCGTAGCAAGTTCTAACTTGGCATCATCGTAGCCAAACTTATGGATAGCTTCGATTGCTTTCTGTTTCTTGGCCTGTACCCTCGTGAGTGCATCTTCTATCTGCTGTATCTGTCCAAGTATTCCGGCATATTCTTTTAGTTCTGTACAGTCTCCTTTTTCCAGTCCATCGGTGTATTTTACTACCGTCATCCCCGGTGGCGACTTCTCATCCTCGTTTTGCTGTGTTTCAGCATTTTTCAATGCTTCTATTCGGTGCAACATGCGGTATTCACGAACCGTAAGTAGCTGTATTTCTTGTAAAAGCAGTTGCTCTTTGTCGAGCCCAATCGTCTCGGCCAGCTGCAGTTCTTCCGGATTCAGGGTATCAAAAAAGAGAGTTTCGAACTCTCCTGTCTTAACTGCATTCTTGTTTCCCGGCGGCCCTGTCCCGCCATGCCCTTTGGCATTTTTGTTCCCTGGCTGACCGCCTCTTTTTTTCGCAACGTTGCGTTTTTTCTTTTGCAACGTTGCATTATCCCAGCACTGTCTGTTCTTCCAGCTCCGGACTGTCCCAACCGGAACATCCAGTTCCTTAGCAATCTCAATTAATTTCAGCCCTTTGTCATATAATTCTTTCGCTTCAATAGCCCTCTGATCGGGTGCTCTTGCCACGCCTCACCACCCCTCATTCATTTCGTTTTTGTTTTTGCATTATAAAAGCACCCTTTTTAAGAGTGCTTAAAATTCCATTTTTTCTTCATAATCGTATTTTATATTCATGAGTTTCTGCAATTCATTTGCTTTTCTTACTAAAATATTTGTATAATACGAATTATCATATTCTAATAAATACTCTAATAACTCATCTACCCTTTTTTCAAGTTCATTATCACTAATTATTTCAAACTTACACTTTTCAATCAATCTCCTCAATCTTTCTATTTTCAGATAAAGTTCAATAACCATATTCATTATTTCCCGATCGGCATTTACTATTTTACTCTTTGGAAAAAATGTCTGGAAATTATTTGGACGCATATGAACATAATCTCTCATTAAATAATATACATTCTTTATAATATTTTCTTCATTCTCCAGATTATGTTTTCCATTCTCTAAAACGAGATTATTCAAAGGCATTAATTCTAAAATCAAACATTCAACAAAATTGATTCTTTCTGTCAAAAACTTTTTCTTTTCAACGCGATAATTTATGATTGCAATAAGCATTGCCAATAGCGCTCCGGAAAAAATCCCAAGTAAACAGTTAATAATAAAATCTGCTTTTGGAAGCAAATCGTTCAGTTTCTCATTATACTCAAATATGATTGCCAAACCTAAAGATACTATTGTAATTACTAATGTAACATATATTGCATTTCTATTTTCTTTCATTCATCTTTCTCCTTTATATACCATGATATCTTACTTTCCAATATTCTACAATTAGAAAAGCACCCCAGAGGGTGCCTCTATATTTTTAATAGTCTTCCATTATTATTCCAAAGCTTCTCATCATCTTTGAATCGATATCTTTAATAATCGGCTTCAGTATCTCTATAACTTGGTATTTCACTTCTTTTTCACTTAGTTTAGGCCATATAAAATGAACCAACTCTTCCGTAAATGCCATTGCCATAAATCTTGGATCCGGTTTTCTTCTGATATTGTTCATTGGATATATGATATTTTGTGTGTAATGTCCATATGCCTCTTCATCATTTTCATCCGCTTCAAATGCATAACTACCATCATCACTTATAATTACATTAACGTATCCTAAATCCTCTTTCTCAATTCCTTCTTGTATACATTTTTTCTGCAATAGCTCTAATACTACCCCGAATATAGCCACCTCACTATCAGACAATGGTGTTTTTGCAACAACTTTCAACACATCTTTAAAGAAATCATTTTTAAAAAATTTAGTTTTTACAAATCCTACTAATTTCACTTTTAATTCCTCCTCACAACCTAAAAACCTACTCCCATAATATCCCATTTCTCGACATTACGCAACGAAAAAGACACCCGGCATCACCAGGTGTCCTCTCTTGGTTGTGTTAGGTTGGGGGAAATAATCAAATGACTATCATATGTCTTTTCATCATGTCCAGTATAATAATAACATAGTAAAATTATTAATGTTATTAGTCTTGTAAATTTTCTTTAATTATTTGTGCGATCCGCCCCTGAGTACAATTCAAACACTCTCCTGCATCTTTCTGCGTCATTCCATCCAAAAATACCATCTCAAATATATCCTTGGCCGTTCCATCAGACATTGCAGCTATGTACTTCTCTACTTCCTCATTCTCCTGGATCAGCTGATCTTTTCTCTTCTCCTTTTCACGGATCCGCATCTTCAACGCAGTTGCTGCCTTTGGCTCTTCTACCCTCACCTGCACATGCTCTTCGATGTAAGGGAAGTCATCCGAACTCTTTGTAACCTTTCCTGATACCACCGGTACTGCATCCAGTCTTTCCTGAAGCTTGGCAATGATTCCATCCAGATTCTCAATATCCCGCTTATTCTTCTTGTATTTACTTAACTGCTCTCTGTTCATTATGTTCCCGCCTTACTCTTTCCTGAATCCCTCTGATCAACATCTCTCCGTCCATGTCACTGTACGTCTCAATATCTTTGCGAAAAAACATCTCGCATTCGATTTTAGTATGAAGTGCATTTGTATCCTTCGGATGCCGCCTTAACCTGATCAATGCCCGCCGGTAATCATCCGCTGCCAACTTTACAACTGCTGCTTTTAAGTTTTCATAGCACTCGACATATTCACTCATCGCCGGTCACCTCTTTTATGTCTACTCCCATTTTTTTCAGGTAATCCTCCACTGAATAACTCTGATAAGCTGGTGGTGTATGAAATCTCTCACTTGCTTTCGCATCATGGCTCTCCTCCAACCCTTTGTAATGCTTCTGACTATCCAGCTTTATCTGTCTTCTGTCTCTTCCTCTGTTCAATCATTCCTCAGCTCCTTCGTCGTTTTGTTTGTATAGTTCCGGCAGCGGCATCCAGGCAATAATTACTTTTGTTGAATACTCATAAATTCCTTCAAAAATACCATTTCCTGCATATCTTAATTCTGTTACTGTGCCACTTGAAAATTGTGCTATTACATTCATTGCATTCTCCGGCAATCTTTCACTGCATGGAATCCACTTACCGAAATTATCATTCTCTCGCTGTGTCCCATTATCATAATCGTCCCATACCATTCTCTGAGAAATCATAAACCCCATTACGAAATCATCACTGATATTGTCAATAAAATCTTCATCGCTTTTATGTTTTCTCATATACTTCTGAACATTACGCTTTGCTTCTTTTATCTGGTCCATTGTACAAATTACTTGCAATCTACCCATCATTTAATTCACTCCCCCCTCATCTTCAATCTCTTCAAAACATCCATCCAGCATTCTATGCGATATTTCAATCCACCCATCTTTTCCATCAAGGTGAACTTCTTCGTTAAAGTATGTTTCACCGGATCGCTCATAGACGTCTCCAATATTTACTGTTCTGTATTTTCCGGTTTTATTCCAATCTTCATCAAGTTCAGGAACAAGAAAAGCCTCTGTACATCTATATCTTTTCATACTTTTCATCCTCCCAGTATTCAACTATATATTCTTTCTTCCCCTTCGCATTCCCTGGAATCGTCCTGTACCCGATCTTAACCGTATATCCCGCCTTCACCAGTAGCCTTGCGATCATCAGCCGATCTTCTTCATTCAGACCGACTGTACCACCTCTTATATTACGAATCACTGCCATCATCTTACCTCCCCACACTCTATTTTTCCGGTTCTTTGATAAAATCGAATAATGTAGGCGCATCTACTTCATTTTCAGCTTCCTGCAAATATCCTACTCCATCCCGGAAATAATCTGGATTAAGTTCGCAACCATAACCTTTCCGATGCATCTTAACCGCTGTCATAGGCACCGTCATAAGTCCCCCAAATGGATCATATACGAGATCCCCTTTATTGCTATATCTATTGATAATTCTTTCTACTATGTCCAACTGTAATGGACACACATGCATCTGTGCTCTTCTTCTGCTCTGGTTTGTGTTTAATGTTCTCATTCGATTGATGTCATTCCAGACTTCCATTTGATTCCATGCTCCTGGTGCCACAACCATGAAAATAGCTGGTAATTTATCATTTTTATCCAAATCTTCTGCAAGTTTTACATGCTCAACATAGTTATAAACCGTCTCCCTGCTATACTGGCGGTACACCTGTTGTAAACTTTCTACCGGAAGTTCTTTTAATTCTTCCTTGCTGATCAACCTATCTCCAGATGATCTCCAATAAGCGTGTGCATCTATCTGCCACTGTGCTCTTGTATATTCCTCTTTGCTTTTCTTCACTGGCTCATCCGCATATGCATTCGAACGGTCTGTCGGTAACTTTCGAAAAAGCAAAATATATTCAGGGCATCCAACTCCCATCTTTGAACCGTCTTTGCACTGTTCCGACCATCCTAATCGATATGTTTGGTTATTTTCCCTTACTACATCCGTAACAACCGTAATCATACCGAAATACTGAAATCCGTGTTTCATATAATGTTCAATACATAAGGCATGGAAAGGTTCAATTGTCGGCATTCCTGTACCGGTAACATTTCCAAATAATACTCGATCTTTCACATGAATAGCAGCTACTCTTCCCGGTCTCAATACTCTCAACAGTTCTGGTGTCAAGAAATCCATCTGTTCAAAAAAACGTTCCGTATTCTGGTTATGTCCAAAATCATTATAATTTGCAGAATACTCGTAATGATTTCCAAATGGGATTGATGTATGAATCAGATCCACACTATTAGATTCCATTCTTCTTGTTTCTTCTACACAATCATCGTGTACTGCCGTAAAATTCTTACCTTCTACTTTCACTGTTTTCACTCCCATCTTGCGTTCCAATCTCTTCTCCATACCTGCAGATGATAATCCGTATTTTTTTACAATCTTTATCATTTTTTCTACCATATGATTATGATTCTTCCATTTCTCGATCAACACATCTTTAATCTCACGCTCATTTTCCATATAAATAATGTCAATCACCACCGGTTTGCTTTGTAAAAATCTATAACAACGATGGATTGCCTGGATAAAATCATTAAACTCATAATCAATACCGAGAAATATTTCTCTGTGACAATATCTCTGGAAATTACATCCCGATCCGGATAAAGATTTCTTTGTAGCAAACAACTTTGTCCGTCCTTGTGAAAAATCTATTACCCGCTGTTCTCTAATGTCATAATCCATAGAACCGTAAATATCTACCGTTTCCGGAAGCTCTTTCTTGATTGCATGACGTTCAGCTTCCAGATCATGCCATAATACAAAATGATCGCCCGGTGATGCTTCCACAATCTCTTTCATTCTCTTAACTCTCTGATCTATCGATTCTCTCTTTACCTGCGCTGCTTCCTTTAACCCTGCAGCAGCTTCATTGAATAATAACATCTGACCATCCTTATCAATGGCATCTCCGTATTTTATCGGGATCTCATGCCAGTTTACTTTTAATGGTGGTAATTCATATCCTTCATCTGAATATTCTGGATTTAAATCAGATGGTTTTGTAATAAATAATGCCCATGAACTTACCCATAACCAAAACTCATCTTCCATGTTTGGATAAAGTGTCAGGTTATTTGCTTTCGTGGAATCTCTCTGAAAGAATCTTGTCAATGCCTGTCCAGTATCCATAACTTCCAAGTACCCTGCATAATGAATCAGTTCCTTATATCTATTCGGTGATGGCGTTGCTGTTGCCACCAGTTTATACTTCACATTTTTAAATTTATCCAAAAATGTTTGATAGGTTTTACTTCCAAACGATCTAAGTACACTAGCTTCGTCCAATGCCGTAGCTGAAAAATATGTCGGATCTATATCACCGTCCCTAACCCTTTCATAATTGGTCAGCAATATCTGTTCTTTCGCTTCTTTTACCTCTTCCATTGTCCGTACATATCTTGGGCTTTCATAACCTAATACATTGACTGCATCTTGAGTAAATTCTTGTTTTACTCCTAGCGGTAATACTATTAATGCTCTACCATTCTCATGCTCTGCAGCCAGATGGCAGAATTCTAATTCCTGAACCGTCTTTCCGAGACCGAAAGATTCAAATAATGCTCTTCGCCCTCCCCGTAATGCCCAGGCAACTGCATCTGCCTGATGCGGTTTTAATGCTTTATTTATCTTTGCCCTATCTACTTCGAATCCGCTATCTACAGCCAGTTCAATTTTTGTCTTTAAAAATTCTATGTAATCCATCTTCAAAAGGAGCCGATATATCTTTGCCCGGCCGGAGCTCCGTCTCCTTTCGTTATGTTAAAAATCAAATACTATTTCCGGCGCCGGTATAAAATCAACGCCACATTCTTCTCTGTTGTCCAGCTCTATCCTCCGGACCGCCTTATTGATCTCTCTGGCATTGTCCTTGCAGTACACATAGCCATCCGGTGCATATAAGCTTTTCACCTTTCCGTTGATCCGGTCCAAAATCGTTTGATATGACATATGGTTCTTCCTGCCGGCTTCTCTTACCGATCTGTAGAAATCAACGATCTGTCCTTCTTCGCTGATCTTCACGACCGAAGTTTCACAGCCGTTGCCTCTTCCAGTTAACCTACCAAGTTCACTTCTGGTAATGATTCCGATGTTATTCAATGCATCGTCTGTGATAATCCCGTTCTTGTGATAAGTTACCATTCCCGGAGGCAATTCACCGATAAATGTGATCTGCATCAGCTTCATGATAACCTGTTCCTTGCAGTTCAATTTCACAACCCTTCGACCGTTCGTAGTCTTGATATATGGGTGCAGCGCTTTGTACCCACGTTTCAGTGCCCTACGAACATTGCCGAAATAGTTGATCTGGTACTTCCCGTCATATCCCGGAATGTCATACCATCCTCTTGGATTGATCTGCTTAATCCGCATGATTCCCACCTCCCTGAATTCCTAAAAGCGCTCTTTCCATCTGGTCCATGTCATAATCACGGCCAGTGAAATTATTAAATCCAGTGCTGCCACGTTTGGCGGTCTCTTCCTTCCTTGTCTGGCTTCTCCTCTGGTCTTCTTTCTCCCAGGTACGCACTGCTGCTTTCCAGTTCTTCATTTTGTTTTTCCCTACCATCCAGCCTTTGGATTCATAAAAATCAACAAAAGCTTGCGGATCTACTTTGTTCCCACGTTCCTGGCAATACGCTCGGACCGTTTCCACATCTGGCGGTTCAAACCGCCCTGTATTATTAATTCTTTTATTCTTTCCTTCTTTCTTTTCTTCTATTGCGTGTCGATTGCCTGTCGATAGATTGTCAACAGACGTGTCGCTTCGTGTGTCGTTCTCTGTGTCATTTTGCCTGTCACTCGATTGGTACTTACAGTAATTAACCACTGTATATACGCTATATTTTGCGTGTCGGTTGCATGTCACTTCGCCTGTCTTCTTAAGGTGTTCCAGTGCTGTGCGAACCTCTCTTTCACTCAATCCAGTCTCTGCAGATAACTTAGATATCGAAGAAACAAAGCTTCCTCTTTCAATTACTTCCTCTCCAAAGTAACCTTTTTTCCAGTTCACCCGGAGTAACATATGTATAAACAACCGGCAGGTATTAACATCGTGATACCAGCACCAGTCCAGCAATGACCGACTGACTTTAATATAATTACCGTTCATACAGCTCCATCCAATCATCCAGTGGCATAGTAACCAGCCACTCTTTTCTATTCTTCCGATGCATAACAACCGGCATTTCACCGGTTCTTGCATCATTCTTTGACTGTTCCACGGCATCATAGATATTCAGCTTTTCTACTCTCTTGCATTCAATATGAATTCCCGGAAGACCAACTACATCTGCGTCACCATTAGATCCGCAATACTGTTGACCTCTCCGGCTGTCCTCATATCCATAGCTTTTGAGTATTGCAGCAAGCTCACGCTCACCTTTCTTTCCCTTCTGGTTTGAATTCATTTATTATGTCCTCCAATCAATGCCGTTTTCTTTACAATCTTTTATAGCTCCATTCAGAGACCAATCTATGGAATCTCTTCTGCTTTCTTCCTGCCTGACATATGCTGCAAGCATTCCTCTTTCCACCGGATCATCCAGATCAGGTCTGAAATATCCCTTTCCATCCGATAGATTCAAGATAGATCCGTCACGCCTTGCATAATGAATCAAATCTCTTACCTGACGGTCCCTGAATCCAGTCTTCATACACAGCTCATATCTTGTGACTGCATTAGCCCGTCCTTCCGGAATATAATCACAAATGTCAAATCCCTCACAGTTCAATGACCGGAGATAATCCTCTAATTCTATCTGTCCTTCCATGCTGCTCCTTTCCGCCAGAGCCTGGCTCTCTGGCCGTGATACAACATCTTGTGCAATAAATAACGCTGGGTGAGTGCTTATGCGTTACATTTCTTGGTTACAATGCCAGGGAATCTATGTTAATAAGTTACAATCTGCTTTTCCCGAAGATCTCTCTAAACTCTTCCCTTGTCCCATAATGTTCCTCGAAATACTTTTGAGCCATTTGCTTCAATTCCAGATCAATGCCCTTATTCGGGTTCTGATGAACACTGTCCGGATAATTCTCATGTAAGTAGTAAGCTATTGGTATTACGAACCCGTATTTCTCAGACATTGATCTATACGGGCCGTAAAATATATGATGTCGATGACAATATGGCGTGCCGGTAAAATAACAATGATCCATATCATCTGTGAACACGCTCCACAATTTCTTAGACATCCACACCATACCTTTCTTTCAGGAGTCTCTTTTCTTCTGGTGTGGCGATTTCTCTATCCGGAATACCCGCTTCCTTACACATGGTAATCATTCCGCCTATCAGCCTTGCCATTTCCTCTGTATTGTACGTATGGCTGCCACGAAGTAATCTGTACGTTCGATACATCACATTGTCATTGCCCTCTCGCACTTGCGATGTCGGCTGTAAATGATAATTCACGGCATATCTAACCTGATTTTCTGCATCTTCCGTATCAGGAATCGTTGTAAACACTGACTTTCCATCAATGATCCAAGGTTGTCCATATCTGATTAGCGCTATGTTATGCACCTCTGGATTTGCCATATCAAGGACCTTTCCCAACTTCGATACGAGCACCCAGTAATATGCATTAGCATCCAAGCTTCTCTTCTTTCGATATTTCTTTATCTGAATGGTCAATTTTTCGCAACCCTTTAGATCTTGGAATGCTTCTCTTGCGTCTTCATTCAGTTCAAAGGACGCTGTCTGTTTGCCAGTAGCATAATTCATGGACAACCCTTGAAATATTCCTGTGAAATCCATTACTGTTCACCCATTTTATTCATGAGAATCATAAAATGCTTTACTGTAAGTTCTCTTAAATCCTTCACTTTAAAAAAGTTGCATACATTTTCAACAGTCTGATTGTGATTTGGAATGCATTTCATTAATGTGTTATACTGTGCGTCCGAAATTAAACTCATTCCCTCTTGTTGTTTAATAGCATTCAAAACCTCATCTGCACTGGCAACACTTGTATCAATTCCAATTCCGCACATTCCAAGCGCTCTTCCTACAGCTGATGTCTCGCAATTTTCAATGTAAGAAGTCTTGTTTATGAATGAGGAATCCTCTTTTTCATAGGCATGTCCCACTCCTAGCACTGAACCAAAATCATCTTTCACAACTGCAGACATCACACAGATGCCTTTCTCTAAGCTTTCAATATTTGTCTCGATACTTCCGTTCGGATATAACATTCGAAATACACGAATTCTTTGATTTACTTCCGCATATTCTTTTCCTTTAACTTCTATTTTTGTGATTGTTTGATTTGCAATCATTAACGATTCATATGTCATCTATACCGCCTCCTTCAACACAAGTTGCCCGTCTGACTGTCTAATCAGAAACGATCTGATAAGCTCTTCTCTCTTTTTCTTCTTGTCCTGGCAATCACATTTCTCTTCCGGATCCAAATTACAACCACAGAACGGACATTCCTTGTAATACATTAATACTCACCTATCTCTTTCACATAAGTCTCACACCCGCGTTCTTTGCGGATCTGCATTGCGAGATCGTTTACTCTGTTTTTTTCTGCACGTGTAACAAAACGATATGTTCCATATTTGTATTCTTCCGCTCCGAACACCATCCATATTTCTGCCATTACACAACCCTCCTGTAATTAGCATTGAGACAATCCTCGCATAAACGTTCTCCATCTATCGTATAGATATAATCTCCTTCATACACCTCACACCCACAGCAATCACAAACCGAGGCCGGTTCTGGATCATCTGGCGGAGTTGTCTTCCAATCGTCGTATCCTGGAATGCTTTCCATCTCTACTCCTCCATTACAGCTTGAACAATCTTTTCGCAAACCGCTCCAAGTTCATTAATAAATTGTCCCATCTCTTTTGCCAAAGCCACATGATCCTCTGGTAAAGGATTGGAACCGTCCAGATGTTTGGCCACTCGGTCCGTGATGCCAGCTGCAACCATAGCATATTTATCAACATCCTCTTCCTTTGCATTTTCCGGAAGTATCTCGAATGCTGCTGCTCCTATATATGCACTCAGATCTGATATTGTAATTTCATATTTCTTTTCTTCTGCCATTTGACTAATTTCCTTTCTTCTCATATAATATAGTTGACTAATTTTCTGAGCGCCCAAAGCTTGCCGGCTTATACGGGTGCTCTTCTTTGGTTTCTCCTTGCAACGTCCTCACCTCCTTCACCTTACAAGCAACCAGATAAATAACATTGCATCAAATGCAAGTCCGATTGCGGCGCCGATCAGGATCTCTAACACCGTTTCTCTGATGATTCTCTGCCATTTTGTTCTTGGTCCTCTTCTTTTCATGCTTGTCCACCTCCCCTACCGCCTAAGCGGTTTTCTCTTTCTGGTATCCCAGATATCCAACAGCTACACGATTCAACTCATTCACGATTTTTTCTCGTTCCTCTGCAGATAATGTAGCCATGTCTCTCTCTACTCCATCGATGATCACGATGTTTATATGTTTCAAACTGCATCACCTCTTTATAGGTTATGTATTATGGTTTGTACTTGTTGCGGTTCTCTGTTATAATTTTCCTATCAAATGATGAAAGGAAATAAATATGGATTATTCAAAAATCGCACTTATTTTTCGAGAACGTGCCAAACTCTTTACAATGCGTTTTTTTCACCCTGTTTCTGCTAAATTCATTGGACAAGATTGTTATAACTTAAGTCATGTGTACAAGTTCATCTATTCCCCTTACGAATTTACAGACACATTAAAGAATGAACATCCGCAACCTTGTGTCTATTACCTTACTGACAATTACCGGCGTTACCGTGCATGGAAACGTAAACAATTTTACGATACTAAGGTCTGGCAATTAATTATTTCTATTGTCGCTGCTGTTATCGCTTCTTTAATTACAAACTCTTTACTTAAGTAGTAGTATCGCTATGATTCCAAGTAACACCGCAATAATTATCCGATAGCACAAGACCGTTCTATCAAAATAACGATACAGCTCTGCCAGTTCCGGTTGGATTCCATGAAAATCAAACCACTTGCGTTCATCTTCACTCTTCATTTACTCCCTCCTTTCTTCTGAACCTTTAATTATTAAGTTTCTCTTAACTCTGATGCTTCTTCTTGTTTTATTCTTTACCAAGTGATATACTAGTAGAACTGCATTTCTATATTTTGTGTGCGAACACATGTTTTATACATTATCTAGTATTTTTGTATTGACACGCCTAGATTCCAGTATTATCCTATCTATACAAAGTTGTTTTTTGCGTGCCAGTAGTATAGAAAGGATGATGCATATGGCTAACAAACCAAAAGTAGAAGTTATTAGAGAATCTGACACTGGCCGTAACGAACGTTTTCGCGACACTCGTACTGGTAATGAAATGACTCGTAACCAATTTGTAAGAGCTATTGATAGAGGCGACTATGGAAACGACTACTATCATAGAAAAATAAATGGCGTTGATACTCCCGTCTCTAAACCTGACGGAGATCCTCGTAACAACCTCGGTTAATTATCGGAAGGCACGCATACAACTTTGTACCCATCCTTCACAATAATGTCTTCATCTGTAATACTTACAATCAATTCATCATCCTCTGTGATAATCTGAATTTCTCTATACTCTTTATCTGAAATAATCAAATCCTCACTCACCTTTCTCAATTCCAAAAAGATAATTTGCATCTACGCCCAAAATCGGACATATTCGAACCACATCACTTACCTTAATGATTCTTCTTCCCGTAAGCATATCGTTGAGCATCTGAGGTGTGTATCCTGCGTTTTTTGCGACAAAGGTCTGTTTTAATCCTTTTTCGCGAATAATACGCATGATGTTTTCTGCTACCGGTTTGTTATGATCTGCGATTTCCACTTTACTCCCTCCCTTCTTCTGAACCTGTTTCATCTGTTGCTGAAATTAATTCATCTACAGCCACATCGAAATATCCAGCCAAAATTTTAAGCTTTGCTATCTTCGGTTTACTCCTTCCTGATTTCCAATCAGAAAAAGTAGACTTCGGAATCCCTGTATCTTTTGCTACCCTATAGTCAGATACACCTTTTTGATTTCGAAGTTCTACATATCTTTCATACATAAAAATAATCACCTCATTTCCGAACTTTCTATTGATTTTAGTTCGGAAATCAGATACAATATATTTACCAGATACATTGACAAATGAATTAAAACTTAATTCTGTTTTGATTTCCGAACTTTGTAACTTTATTATAGTGCGGATTTCAGAACTTGTCAATAACTTTTTGTACTGATTTCAGAATTTATTATTTAGAGGTGTATTATGTATGAAATTTATTGCAAGTTAAGAGATTCCAAAGGGATGAAAGATTCTGACGTGGCAAAGGCTACTGGAATCACAAAATCCACTTTCTCAGACTGGAAAAATGGTAGAAGCAATCCTAAAGATGCTAAATTACAGAAGATAGCTGATTTATTTGGTGTAACTGCCGAATATATTCGCACTGGAAAAAATACCAACGAATACTACACAAACAACGAAACTGCACAGGTAGCACAAGAGATATTTGAAAACAAAGAACTGAAAGCGCTGTTTGATGTCCAGAAAGATATGGATCCGGACGACTTAAAAGCTCTGCATAGCATGGCTCTCGCGCTTAAGCGAAAGGAACGTGGTGATATTGACGACGCCGGATGTTAATGTCGTTCTTATGGATTTTCCTAGTAAAAAAGGAAATGAAATGGTTGTTCCGAACGAAGACGGAAGCTACACGATACTGATCAATGCCGGATTGAATTATGAATCTCAGCTTAAGGCATATGAGCATGCTATGAGCCATATAACAAATGATGACTTTTCAAAAGGTAATGTACAAGAAATTGAATACTATGCCCATCATCCACACAAAGATCCAGAACCGGCTCAAATCTATCTTGATCGTATTAAACAACTGCAAGCAGAAAGAAGACGATTAAAGAAGCGGATTGCTCGTGATCAGAAACGTGTTGAATTTATTCAGGAACATTGCGATATGTTCCAACGAGCTGAACACCACTATCTATATGGTGATGATTTATAAAATATGAAAGAGAGGAAAATGTATGGAGTTCAATGATGTAATTAAACAATTTTCAGAAAGGATACTGTCTTTAAAAGACACCATCACTACAGAAGAATCCACAAAAATGTCTCTTGTAGTGCCTTTATTTCAACTTCTTGGGTATGATGTTTTCAATCCAAATGAATTTTGCCCAGAGTATATTGCTGATGTAGGAATTAAAAAAGGCGAAAAGGTTGATTATGCAATCCTTGAAAATGGACAGCCGAATATTTTAGTCGAATGCAAAAGTTGCTCAGAGCAACTCGACAAACATTCGTCTCAACTTTTTAGATATTTCGGGACATCTCCTGCTAAATTTGGCATTCTTACAAATGGCATAATATATCGTTTTTATACAGATTTAGAAGAATCAAACAAAATGGATCTTGTGCCATTTCTAGAAATAGACATGGCAAATTTAAAAGATTCTTCCATCAATGAATTAAAAAAATTTTGTAAAGATAATTTTGATAAGGACAAAATATTTAGTACTGCCGAAGAGCTTAAATATAGCAGTCAAATAAAAAACATCTTAACAAAACAGTTTGAATCTCCGACAGAAGACTTTGTTCGATTTATTTTAGCGGATATATACGATGGTCAAAAGAATCAGAGAATAATTGAAAAATTTACGCCTGTGGTAAAACGAGCTTTCTCTTCTTTTGTAAATGAAATAGTAAATAGTAAAATTTCTTCTGCATTAGCTGACGATTATGATAAAGATGAAGAATCAGAACCCGAAATCAAAGAACCCGCATCAAAGATTGTTACAACGGAAGATGAAATTGAAAGTTTCTACATTATTCGCGGACTTCTTGCTGGTATCGTACCCGTTGAAGATATAGTTCACCGTGATACCGAAAGTTATTTTGGAATTCTATATAAAGACAATAATAGAAAACCGATTTGTCGACTCAATCTTGATGCAAGAAATAAACAGCTTCTCATCCCGGATGCTAATAAAAAATTCGAGCGTATTTATATCGACTCTTTAAACGATTTGTACAAATACAAAAACCGTTTAATAGAAGTTGTAAAGAGATATATGTAATTCATCCAATATCTCTAACCATAAATACACTGCCCTCTTGATACTTATGTATTTGTATGGCGGAGATATCTGATTGAATATGCAAAAAACTAAAGAAAAGAGGAATGAGTTATGAATTGTCCAAAATGTAACACTCCAAACCCAGACGGTCAAAAATTCTGTGGTAATTGCGGTACTGAACTTCCTAATGAAGAAAAAGTATCGTCACCATCTAACGACAACACATTTTCTTATCAAGACAACAAACAGAGTCCTCAACCTAAAAAGAAAAAACACGGTTGTCTCATAGCAATAATTGTTGTTGTAGTATTGTTTATCGGAATTGGCATCTTATTTGGTTCAGGAAACTCTAATGATTCTGGTAACTCAGAGTCCGGTAACAAAAAAGAAACAACTGAAAGCGAGAAAAAAGAATATGTCGATGATATTGAAGCCGTAGCAAGTAACCCCGATGATTACAAAGGAAAATATATTAAATTCTACGGACTCGTTTCTTCTATTGACAAAGACGATGAAAAATATGGTTATCAGGTATATATAGATCTTGATTATAATAATAGCGTATTGCTTGAAGTACCAAAAAAATTGGTAAAAGACAAGATAAATGAAGATGATTATATTAGTGTCGATGCCAAGATTGACGGATCATACGATGGGCAAACTGTTATGGGGGTTGATTCCAGCTGGGCTTATCTCGAAGCTAACTCTATCGAAAAAACTTCTTATACCGAATCATTTGGTAAAGCTAACAAAACATGGGAGTTTACTGACAAAGTATCTGAACAAAATGGAATTTCTGTTTCCGTAACAAAGGTTGAATTCGCAGAAGAAGAAACTAGAGTTTATGTTACTGCAACAAACAATAGTTCTGACAAATTTAGTTTATGGAGTTCTTCAGCCATTGCAATCCAGAATGATCAGCAATATGATCAGACATATGGAAACGCCTATGAACAATACGAAGAACTTTCGTCAGACATTTTACCTGGAGCATCAACATCCGGCGTGATTTGTTTTGGAAAATTAGATCCGGCTCAATTCAAATTACACATGGAAGGTAGCAGCGATAATTACGATATAGACTTTGCGCCGTTCGAATTAGATTTAGCACAATAAAATTAAAAATCCCCGGTGCCTATCAAACACCGGGGAAATCATAAATAAGTTGCAAGGAGAGATAAAGTATGACCTATACAGATCAATTGGCGTTGCTTGACGCAATTGAAAATTTTAGCGTTCCGATCATTCCACCCACCACACATTTTTGGATGATTCGCACCAAAAAAGGCTATTTTTATAATGAATTTCTTTCAAAGCGTTTTGTTGCCTTGGCTTGGAATAACATTTCGCAAGAAACAGATTTTTCGGAATCAAATAAAGATTCATTAAAAGATGATATACTAATGACATTTAAAGAAATTCATCGCCCTTCAACCGTTATTAATAAATGTCATTCTTTTATTTACGAAATCAAGACTAATGATATTCTCGTAATCCCAAGTGCTAAAAGTAGCTATATTACTTTTGCACTTGCTGGTGAATACTATGAAGATGATTCAAAAACTCTAGAACTTGAGCAGAACGTTATATATCGTATTGATAATCACGATGTTGATATAAACGATGTTTCCTGCCCTTATAAGAAGCGCAGACACATAACTCTGCTTCGAACAGTGAAAAATGAAGAACTAAACTATTCGTTATGTAGAGCAATCTCTAATTATCATGGTATTTCAAATTTAGATTCTTACTCAAAGCAAATACTCAATGCTTTGTATAATTATTATATGTTTGGCAATGATATGTCTTTCGTTCTTAATGTTCGAAAGCAAACACCTATCGGTCCACGCTCAATCAATAACGTTCTATACGGAACTACCGAATTATTGACTTCTATTGCTTCAGAGGAATGCATATCGACTCAAGTATCTTTAAATTCTCCTGGAGATATTGTATTCTCTCTTGTTAATGTAAAAAACCTTTTAGTAGATAACTGGCAATTCATTTTTGCTATACTTGTATTCTTAGGCGGCGGCAGCGCTCTCTCATTTAAAGTACCTGGAGCAATTGATATTGTAAAAAGCATTTTTTCGGCTAAAGATGATTACCGTATCAAACATGCAGAAGCTGAAAAAGCTGAATTAGAGGTGCTTGAAAAGAAAGCTGATCTTTTGCAAAAAATTAAAGATTCCGGAATAAATCCAGAATCTTTAAAAAATCCTGTTGATGCGTTACTTACTGGTTGTACTACTCTGGAAGTTGAACCAATCATTTTAGATGATGCATCTGCAGCCAACGTTCCACTGGCAACCGAAGTGCAAGAATCTCCTGATATAGAGGACGAGTAAATTTACTTGCAAGACAAATGCCCACTATCCAAAGCAACACAATAAAATTATCTTCATTATTAGAAAAAGTAATCGATAGTAATTTAAAGTAAGTACTTAAAAGAAGTAAAAAAGAAAAAATAAAGATCAAAAAATCTATAATTTTAAGAAATTGTTTTTTCATAGCACTACCTCCTTTTCTGTATTATATCCGATATTTCTGTATACAACAATAAGAAAAATCATCAAAAATAACTATACTCTACGAAAGGACGTGATCACATGCCATTATTAAAAGATGACCATTATACCATCGAAGATATCTATGCTCTTCCGGAAGGAAAACGTGCAGAACTCATTGACGGACAGATCTATGATATGGCACCGCCAAGCTACCAGCACCAACGACTTGTAATGGAACTTTCTTCCACATTGAGGAATTACATCAAATCAAAGGGCGGTCCTTGCGAGGTTTTACCTGCTCCGTTTGCAGTTTTCTTGAATCAGGATGATTACAATTACGTGGAGCCTGACATCTCTGTAATTTGTGATCCATCAAAGATCAATGACAAAGGATGCAACGGTGCTCCCGATTTTATCATCGAGATTGTCTCACCGAGCAGTCAGCGCATGGATTACCTGACAAAGCTGTTCAAATACCGCACTGCCGGTGTTCGTGAATACTGGATCGTAAATCCGCTGAAACAGACCATACAGGTGTACTCTTTCGAAGGAACAGAGGATTCTACTCAATATTCCTTTGACGATGAAGTTACTGTTACGATTTATGGTGATCTTAAGATTTGTATTGCAGATCTGCTGAAATAAAAAAAGAAACGCCCCTGCTGACAACAGAGGCGGATCTATTGAATACTATACAGTGCCAAGGCACGATATAACATTCCGTGAACAAGAGTATTATATCACATTTCCCTGGCACCTGCATAGGTGTTATTTTTATACCCATTTTTGTGCGACATCGCACATATAATTACAGGAAGGTGATACAATGAGCGTAAAATATGCATACGGCTACATCCGGGTATCCACTCACGATCAAGAAGAAATTTCCCCAGACTCCCAGGAGCACCTCCTCCGGGACTATGCAGCCAAGAACAATATTGTAATCCTGAAGATCTTCACGGACCTAGGTATCTCCGGAAGAAAAGCCAACAAACGTCCCGGCTTCCAGGAGATGATCGGACTGGCCAAAGGTGATGACCATCCAGTCGATCTGATCCTGGTATGGAAGTTTTCACGATTTGCCCGGAATCAGGAAGAATCCATCGTATACAAGTCTCTTTTAAAAAAACAGCACAATGTAGATGTCGTGAGTGTATCTGAACCACTCTCCGATGATCCCTTTGGCAGCCTGATCGAGCGTATCATCGAATGGATGGACGAATACTACTCTATCCGGTTATCCGGTGAAGTGCATCGTGGAATGAAAGAAAATGCACTCCGCGGAGCATACCAGGCACGTCCGCCTCTTGGCTACAAGGTTGTGGAGCATGGCAAGCCGCCGGTGATTGTTCCGGAAGAAGCAAAGATTGTTCGGACTATATTCGAAAAATACACAAATGAAGGCATGAGCTTCTTTGATATCGCCAGATACCTAAATTCTTTAGGGCTCAAGACTTCGCACGCAAAGCCATTTGAGCGAAGATCTGTCGAATACATCATCCAGAATCCTTCCTATTGTGGCATGATCCGTTGGAATCGGACAGAGAACAGCACCAATCGTATCAAAGATAAGGACGAATGGATTGTTACAGAAGGGCAACAGCCGGCTATTATATCAAAGGAATTGTTTGAATCGGCACAGGAACGATTTAAAGCCACCTACAAGCCGGTCGGCAAGCGCCCCTCTTCCACTTATAAGCACTGGCTCTCCGGACTGCTGAAATGCCCGGATTGCGGACGCACCTTAACCTCAACCACTATGAAACGAGTCAATGGGGAAAAATATTCTTACTTCTCCTGCTACGGATATAGTAAAGGTAAATGTAAAAAACCGAACGGCATCAGCTCACTGGTCCTTGAAAAGGAAGTTCTGGCCAGCATCAAAGAAATATTGGATACCAAAGATATTGTCTATGAATTGCGTGAATATCAGCCGACAGAGCAGTTTGATGAGCGCAAGGCTATAACAGAACAATTGGAAAGTTTAACCGGCAAAGAGGAACGAATAAAAGCCTCCTACCGGGAAGGGATTGATACACTGGAAGAATATAAAGCGAATAAAGCTATCATTCAGAAAGAACGGGAATCCTTAGAACAACAATTAAAGGAATTGAAAAAGGCAGCGCATAAATCTGATCCGGATCCAGCGGATGCCATGCTGCAGAAGGTCCGGAGTGTGTACGATATTCTCATCTCCAACAATTATACATACGTGCAAAAGAACGAAGCCCTAAAGCAGATTATCGACAAGATTATCTACGATCGTAAGAATGATTCTCTTAAAATCTACTTTTTCTTATACAGGTAAAATGCCCGCAAGCCCAGTAAAATCAAGAACTTGCGTGTACTTTATAGGTTATAACAATTTGGTTGACCCAATGGGGATCCAAATCCTTAGGCGACCAAGGCTATTCCCCTATCGAAATTCTCCGTTACTACTACGGTGACGACATGTACATTAACACCGCCGAAGCCATCTCCGGCATCCCATCCTCCTGGCCTGGCTATACTCTGGAAATTGGTTCTTCCGGCAATAAAGTTTTGCAGATGCAGGAACAATTAAATGTCATAGCAGGTGCTTATCCTGCTATTCCGAAAATTACTGCTGACGGGATTTACGGACCTGCAACTGCAGAATCAGTCCGTACATTCCAGAAAGTATTCGGACTGCCACAGACCGGAACAGTCGATTATACTACATGGTATAAAATTTCCGAAATTTACGTAGGCGTATCACGAATTGCTGAACTGTATGGATAATAATCGAATCGCTCTAATGATAAACGGCTTAATCAACCCTGAAAAGAAAGGATGGTAACATGAAAGCAAAAGATTGGAAAAAATGGGCTAAATGTGCCGGTATCAGGGCAATAAAGACTGTCGCGCAGACCGCCATAGCAACAATTGGAACCGTAACTGTACTTGGGCAGATAGACACGAAATTAGTAATTTCCACATCCATGCTGGCCGGAATATTATCACTGCTAACCAGTATTACCGGTTTGCCGGAATGTAATTCCGAAAACAAATAATGCTCTCTTTTGTATACTTTGGTATCAAAAGTCCCCCTTAAGTAGACTTTGATATGCTACCCTCATATAGGACAATGAAATATAAAAGTCCTATATGGGGGTATTTTCATGTTCAGAAAGAGTAAGATAGAACCAGTAGAAAAAGTAAAAATAGTCGAACGCTACCT